TTGGGTGGTCAATAGACCCTACCTGATCAAAACAGGCAATACAGTCGATCAGGTAGGGTCTATTGACCACCCAACCATCCCCATGTCTTCTGCCTCTCCTGATGGTCTTATTGGCAATTGGGGATGCTTAGAGATCAAATGCCCCAACACTTCCACGCATATCGAAACTCTCTTAGGTGCTGAACCTGTCAAGAAGTATTACGATCAAATGCAGTGGCAAATGGCTTGTACGAACAGAAGTTGGTGTGATTTCGTGAGTTTCGACCCACGAATGCCAGCGCACCTTCAACTGTTTGTCAAAAGAATCGAGCGCAATGATGTCTATATTGCAGAACTCGAAAGTGAAGTTATCCAGTTTCTTGCGGAAGTGGATGACAAGGTTAAAAAACTCAATGAAATTAAGGTGTAAACATGGAACAGCGTGATAATTCTGGGGTGATGTTCAAAAATGATAAGCGTGAGAAAGAATCCCATCCTCATTACAAAGGGAACATTCGGGTTGATGGTCAGGATTATTGGCTATCAGCATGGATTAAAGAGGGCAAGAATGGCAAGTTCATGGGACTAGCTGTCAGCCCCAAGGAAGATCAACCAAGCCAGCCTCAAAGCAAACCTAAAGCTAAGATTGAGGACATGGATGATGGAATTCCCTTTTAATTAGAACGGAGGGGAAAGCGTAAGTGAGTACCCACTAACTTAACAGGAGTGAATGATGACTAGATTAGATGACATCCATTTTGGAGATGAAGTGAAAAGATTTTTTGACTTGCCTATCTTCAACAGGGTTAGGAATTCAGACCCTATCACCAGTTACGAGTCAGCAGACTTAGCCAAAGACTTGGCATCCAAGCATTTCAGCATGATTGTGGACACTTTAAAGGCTCATGGTGCGCTTGGAAAGGATGGCATAGCCAGACTTAGCGGCTTAGACTCAAATCAGGTTGCAAGGCGTTTAAATGAGTTGTCCAAAATGGACTTGATTGAGTTGACAGGGCGTACAGTTAAGTCAAAATCAGGGCGCAACGAGAGAGAATGGGCGGTGAAAAATGTTAGCTAACATACTTAACATAATTCTGCTTATGGTGATAGGTGGAGCAGTCCTCATCATTGGTATATGGGTCATACTCCACCTATTTGACGACTCAAGCCATTAAGACATCAATGGCGTGTTGAGTTCTGGCAACCCTGTCATCCAATCCATGCGTACCACCATTGATACGCTTTGTCAGGGTTGTCATGTCATTGGCATCAGCAAACTGATTCAGCTTGTTCTTATCCCAAAACCAGCCAGCAGACAAAGCCGCATACTGAGGGCTAGATACCAAATCAGGGTTTTCCACTAGGTCAACACCCAAAGCCTCTCCACAAGCTCTGTAGTTGTCTTTGCCTGTCAACTGAATCAAACCCCTGCCACGATACTTAAATCCATCTCCAGAGGCTTCATCACCATTTCCCATGCGGTCAGCATAGACCTTGTTGGCAATCTTCTCAGGATTGCGGTGATAAGGTTGCGCCACATCCAAACTAGGGAAACGCTTAGGCCAAACCTTAGTCAAGCCTTCAGCAGAATAGTTCAGGTTTTCTTTGAGAGCAGTGAATCCACCGCTTTCGTGAGCGCATTGCCCCAAGAAACAAGCCTGTCTTTCAGGCGTTGAAATGTCGAACCGATCAAAAGTTTCATTGATTGCATCTATCCACTCCTCTGCCTTGATAGGCGTTATCTTTAATGCTTGGGCTAACTGTTCACTGTTCATTTGCTCTCCTTCTGGTTAATCATTTCTCTGACTTGGTTGTAGGTGGCGATACAGGCGTTAAGTTTTCTGGCTGTGAGGTCGGCTTCGTCTGCGATGGCGAGAATAGCTCTAGAAGTCTCTGGCTGAAGTTCGGCTGTTGGGGGGTCAGATCGCTCGGCAATGGGGGCATCTGAGGTGGCTGATAAGGTTGGGCAGGAGGGCGTTTTGACAGGAATCCGCAACTTGAGAGCACCAGAGTCAATGTCAGAATTCCGCTTTTGAATAACAATTTTTGCATTGCTGTTTGCCTTTACCAGTTCATTTGCTTGATTTTGTACCGCTGTCACCAGTGCCTGTTCCTTTTGCCTAGCTTCTTGGTTAAGTCGGGCAATCTCCATTTGCTGTTTGGCAAACTCATCTTGCCCACCCTTGTAATAACCACCACCAAAGCTACTCAGAATCGCCAAAACGATGCCCAAAAGCACCCAAGGATTCAGTAAACTCATTCTTTGGCTTCCAGCTTAGGCTCGTCACCATCGTCTGACTGAGCCTTGGCAATAGCCTTGGCACTGGCTGAAACAGCAGAACGACCAGCCACGCCACCCAAAACACCAGTGACAAACACCATAATGGTGCTGATTTGCTGTGTATAAACCTTATCAATCGGAGCCATGCCTGACATGGGCTGAGTTACATAGGTCACAGAGTACAAGAACATACCCATAGAACCTACCAAAACAATCAAAAGAGCAAGAATCACCATTGCCCAAATTCTGACCTCAATTTCTTCAGCAGTCATGCGAGAGTTTTTGTTCATTACAACTGTAGGCATTATTTTTTCTCCACTTCAGGTTTAACAAGTTGCTCAGGACAAGTCCCAGTGGCAACGCAAATAGGATGTTTACACTCCTGATTTTCCCAATTTTGAGGGTCTTGGCAAGGATACCTAAAACGATCTTGGCATCCAACCAACAACACAAGAGCAATACAACAAAGCAATCTCATTTCTCTTTCTCCCTCTCTTTTTGTTCAACCTGTCTTCTCAACTTCTCAACCTTTTCAATTTGCGCCTTAGAGTCATTTTTAACTTCAAGAATGTCAAGATAAAGAAAAGCCATCAAAGGCAACAATAAAGCAATCAGTACGCAAGCCGCAATCCAGCCCATTACTTCTTCCCCCAATGGCTTACGAACACGAACCACATCCACAGGTAAAGGAGGAATATAGAAGTCGCTACCATTGCCCCTAGCTTTGCTTGTAGGTTTCTTTCCTCCTCTTTGCGTAGCCATGTTTCTTGCCTCTTTTTCGCTTCTTCTCTTAACCTTGCCTGAGTTTGCTCCTCCTCGATCTTATCCTTCATGCTGAAGACTTCTGAGTACAGTGCGCCCATCTCAGGAGGGCTTTGATACACCATGCACTCACGAATCTGCACCACTAACCTATCCATCTCCTGCTGTGCCATCACCCTCTTGAGAGCCGCTTCCATGTGGTTTTGGTCAGGGTCATAGACTGTCAGACTCTTTTCTTCTTCCTCTCTGATGTGTGCCGCTAACTGCTCTTGAAGCCTGAAAAACTCAGTCAGATTCTTGACAATATCAACTTTTACTTGGGTTTCGTCAACGGCAACAAATTGTTCTTTCTTTTTCGCCACAGGCTTTGTGGCTTTTGTTGAGACTGACTTTGGTTTTTGTCCAAAAATTGAGAGAAGTTTTCCCCAAAATCCTCTGACTTCTTTTCCAATGGCAATGACTTCATCAGCAGTCTTTTTGACTTCAACAAAAGACTCTTTTGCTTGCTTGTAGAGGTCACAGCCAGCCTGAATCTGTTTGACCAGACCAGCCGCCATGAAACAGATGGTAATAGGGTCAATTTTTTACTCCACTTCGTATCCACGAGCTTTCAACAAATCCCTTATCTCTTGCAAACCCTGTTGTTCCATTGTTGGTTGAGCAGGTATTTCACTTGGCATTTCAGGAGGAGTAGTTTCCATCATTGCACCACCTCTTGCGCCCAAAATAGCCGCACCTTTAGAAAGTGTTGCTAAAGCGTCTGTAACTTTCTTTGTCAAATTTTTAGAAGTAGACAAGTCAACCATTGCTTGACGATAGTTTGGATTGAAAATTACATCAGCAAAATCCGATGGATTTGCAACCAATTCACGCAAAAATGGGATTGCTTCTTTTAATGCCAAACGAACTTGTGCGCTACCACCTGCCGCACCACCTAAAGCATAGGCTTCAGCACCAGTAATTCCAGCCATTTGAGGAGATTCGCTTGACAAAACTCGTTGCATCCAATTCATAGCCAACTTAGCTTGATTCAAGTCAGTTTGATTTGGAAACAGATCAGCAAATTCACTGCCTTTTTTATTCAATTCAGTCAAAGCTGTCTTAATGCTAAAAGTTGGATCTGTTGCCGCACCACCTTTGACTTGAGCAGAACTCAAAACATCATCAAATTTTGCTCTGCGAATTGAATTCAAAACCTCAGTAACTTGAGGATTTGGATTGTTTTGCATTACCTCAATCAAAAACTGTCGTTGTGATGGAGGCATATTTTTCAAATCCCTCATTACATCTTCAAAAACAAGATCAGTTACATTGCCAACATCAAAAGCCTTTGTCAATGGTCTATTAGAAAACTGCTCTATTTTTGCCAAATTGTCTTTAAATTTATCTCTTGCAATTTTTAGCTTATCAGCACCGGGAACACCTTGTTGAATAGCGTCATCTAATGCTTGTCTATATCCATTCAAAACAGTTTTAGCAATTCCTTTTGCTTGTCCGGGCGCAACACCTTCAAAAATATTTCCTGCACCAAAATTAGCACTTCCAGAAAACGATGCCTCACCCCATGCAGATAAATTTTT